ACGCATCGTACGCCCCGACCTTTCGGAGATACGACTCCGCCTCGACACGACGAGACACGCTGACGAATGTGTCGGGTATCTCGTAAGTGTTATTAGTACGGGGAGGCGGTGCCACAGCCGCCGACCGCTCGAACACGGTTGACGCTGACGTACGAGAAAGGGTAACACCCGTTCGACCGGACACGTTGCAGTCCGCATGGAAGCAGAACCACATACGCTGTAGCCCGTTGTCCGTGACCGAGAAGGTATTCTTCTTGGCACACACCGGACAGTCGGAGCGATACTTTGTGTTCGGTACGATGTCGAGTCCCTCGACGTACGTTTTTAGCCATGCTGGTGATTTCATGGCACCGAAAGTAACCGGCACCGATAACCTCGTCAACCACAAAAATTTACTTGACAAGCCGCGAGACGCTATTTACTTTTCTCATTACCATACCCTATAGGGGATAACTATTATGAATAAAATCAAAAAGATAAACCCTATAGCTAAAGAGTTACCCAAGTATGGTAAGCGGGTTGTACCTGACAAACGTAAAATCAAAGAAGACAAACGATTGACAAAAGAGGTACGCGATGCCAAGACCACCGAAGATTGATGAGCCGACCAAAACGTACAATTTGCTCATCTCCGTAGCTATGTACGACAAACTGGCTAAACATGCTGAACGGTTACACGCCAAAAGTGTCACGCAAGTATCTGTTGGCGACTTGATCCGTGAGGGTATAGAAATTTACATAGAAGCGCTAGAGGATGACGACTATGACGGTGGAAACAGTGTGGGTGTTGATGCTGATAACGGCACTCAACAGGCATGAATTTGTCACAGAAAACATAGGCGACTACGAGACGATGGCGGAGTGCTACTTTGCATCGACACAAATGTTCTGGGAGAATATGCCCATGAACAAGGAAGCCGTGTGTATGAGGGTGGAGGAACACATACTTGAGGAAAATTAAATTACCAAAAGATCGAAAGGGTAACGCTCTCGAACCGTACGTCGTATCGAAGGACGGGCGACACGAGGTTGTCGCTCCGGTATCGTCCGTACGAATCGGAGAAACCCGACGCGATCATGTCAAATCGAAGCACCGTATCGATTACCCACGCTGGGTTGCCTTGTTCGTCGGACGTAGTGAGGGGGAGTGCAAAAGATGGCTTGACAAGCACAAAACGGTGGTGCTAAAGCTGTGCATACCGTACGAAGTTTTTTAGTTCCTTTTTCTCCGTACGGGGGTTTCGTGAGCAGGGCTGGCAGAAATGCTGGCCCTGTTCTTTTTTGTTTGACAGGTACGTTTGTTATCGATATGGGTTATACATCTTAAAAAGGAGATCGACACATGGAAGTAATCGTAAAAGACGACGACCGCCGACAGCTTCTGAAGGCACACAATGATTTGCGTAACATGATCAGCACGATTCACGAGTGTCACGACATCTGGATGTCCGATGTAGGCAAGCTAGAGCATCTGCAACACATGCTGCACCACGCACTCAAGTTCACCCCACCTGTTGACAGCGAAGGCAACAAGATGTGGTATCGTGACTATGTGTATGAAGAAGAGGTGCCGAGTGATGACTAGACTTTATCAACTGGTGATGGACAGCGCAAAGAACCCGCTGTCCAACATCCCCGACGTAAACACCCGTCACATGATTATGCAAATCCTTGCGTGGATGTGGTGTATCGTGTTCTCGTCGTGGGTGGGATCGATTGTCGTGTTCGGCATCAGTGCGCTTGTCCACGCAATCTTGTTAGCTGGCATCTTTATCACGCTGGGCGTGTTCGAGACTGCCAAGCGTAAGCCGCAGTATTTCGGCGGACTCGGCAGAGGCAACGGGGGTGAACATGAGTAAGTTGTGGGACAAGGCTGTGGAATACTACCTTACGCACGATGACATTGAGATATTCTTGTTTGTGTGCTGCTGGGCATTCTTGGGCTGGATGATGTTTCATGCCTTCAACGGCATCATGGAAAGGATTTACTGCTCATGCGTGTGATTGAAAACCACGTCGAATCTTGTCACTGCTGGCACTGTGGTGGCTATGGCAAGGTCTCGTACATACGAGATGGGGATATTGAGGACTGGGGTCACTGTCACGACTGTGACGGCAGCGGGGAACTGTACCGCGCAAAGATTACACAGACGACGGTGATCCGTGCCTTCTTGACACAGGCAAAGCACGCCTTAGAAGATATAGACCTGATGGACAGTGACCTTGATCAGATATACACAAAGATCGATCAGGTGGTTGCTGATGTTGAACACTACGAAACAAAGGTAGGGACACGCGATGGGTAAGGTAAAAGACTGGGTAATCGAGATGGAAGAGGACGCCTCGTACATGACGCGGCAGGAATTCATGGACAAGCACGGCGAAACTGTCGTCGAATACTACGACGAGCTACAGTTGAAGTGGCAGTACGACCACGCCGAACCGGGGGAGCCTGACGACATTGGTTGACAAATCGGTGACAAATGACAAACGCCGAACCCTGACAAATGACAAACGCACGACGCTATCGCGCGAGTACGTTTGCGATAACTGCGGCGAACCGGCCATGACGAAAGAAGGCGACCAGCTACGCTGTCCGTCCTGCTGGCTGAAAGAACAGGCGGGCAAAATAAAACATATTGACCGGGGCGGATATCGGCCCTAGTCTCGCTCTATCGTTTTCTAACGAAAGGCAAGAGCCATGAAAAAGAGAATACACATAAACCAGCACGTCATCCGCGCCAACAAAAAGAATGGCACGAATGACCCGGCGATCACTGTCAAAACGTACGAGTGTAATATCTACGCTCATCGTGTCGATATCAAAGGTCCGTCCACTGTTGTATACTCGCCGAACAAGCCGCTTTCATGTGGCGCGCGGGTGTGGATTGAGACTAGCGCGCAGGTGTGTATCTTTGAGACTGGCGAGGTGATCACATGACAAAGCAAGCAACGCTAGTCGATCACGAAAGAATGATTCACAACATCATCGCGGTATACCGTGACGCCGACGAAACACAACACGCAGAAGGCTTGTTGTGGTACGATAATGCACAGAAGGCGGCATATCATATCGCGGTAAAATACGACGTGCCGGTTTATCTGGTGGTGGCTGTTATCGCTGCGCTTTCACCTAACAACAAATGGTCACGCAATGTCACGAACGCCGACGCGTTAATCGGCGCGTTTATTCGCGGCGACGGTTTGCTTTCCGTGAAAGTCTCGACCTACAACAAGATGAAACAAAAGGCTTGGGACATCTTGGCGGCGCGTCCGGACTACGACGGCGCAAAACGTATGCTGAAAGGTCAAAAAATTACGTCCTTCTTTATGGACATCATGGGCGAATTCAACGTGACAATCGACGGCCACGCACGAAATATTGCTTACGGTGAGCGCGTCGGCTTGACTGACGACCGGACAAACATCGGCGTCCGTGAATATCGCGCTTTGCAAGCCGCGTATGAAGAAGCCGCGCGGCGCGTCGGCCTCATGCCCTACCAGCTACAGGCGATCACTTGGCGCGTTTGGCGTGACCGGCACGGCATATCGTGACAAAACGGCGACGCTAAAACGTACGCGTGACAAACCGGCGACGCTAAACTTTTTTGGGGATCGGCTAAAGGTTTCCGCTCGGCGCGTTCTGGGGCGGGGCGGACTGGCGGGCCGATCGGATCGGCGGCGAGACGACGGGGCTAGCCGATCACTTTTGCCGCAGGGGCAAAACTTTTTTGCCTCAGGGCTTCAACCGGCGCGTTACTTGTGCCATGATTCGGGGGCTGGCGCTCTTGCCAGCCACAACAGCATGAAAGGAACTTATGACATGCTTGATTTAGTACCAGTCGAAGAGACCGCCGCCGCGAAGGCGAAAGCACGGGGTGGGGATATCTGGGTAACACACCGGAATATCGAAGACGTTTCCCTTTATGAGAAATTCGGCAAGATTCGCCGGGTGCCGATTGAGGCGCAAACAACATATAAGCAACACGATGTTGAATTCGTCGAGCCGCAGCGGTTAGATGATTTCCACGCGTTGCAAAACACAGCGACCGGCGGGCTGCTCAATGTTCGACCTGTTGGCAAGTCTTATGCCCTCGTTCCGCACGATGGGCTTTTTAAGGCGCAGGCTGAGTTGCTAGCCGCGTCGGACCTGCCGCTTGATAATGTCGAGGTGTGCGACCGCATCTATGAACAGGGGGCGCGGGTTCATCGCACGATCTACTTTCACGACCTGCAAGACCTGTCGATCACGAAAGACGGCCAGCAAGACACGGTCCGCTGCCGGATGGACATGTTCAACTCGGTAGACATGAGCTGGGCCTTGCAAATCTTTTCGGGTGCCTATCGTGACCTTTGCCGGAATACTTTGGTATTCGGCGGGGAGAAGGCGTATCATCAGCGCAAGATTCATCGCGGGGCGGTATCGCCGGAAGCTATGATTGCGAAAGCGACGATGGGCCTTTCGATGTGGCAGGATCAGCGTGACGTGATGGATCGCTGGCGGAATGCGCCGCTCACTGATCGCCAGTTTGCAGACATCTTGAAAGAGACGATCTGTCGCAAAAACACAAAGGCGGCGGAAACCGATGAACGCTTGTCGGTGAATGAACGCCGCCTCAACTGGCTTCTTGAACGGTTCGAGGAAGAACGCCGGGAACTGGGCCACACGCTCTGGGCGGGATATAACGCTCTGACGCACTGGGCCACGCATTTGCCTGACGCTCGTGATCGGGGACGGGCCGAGCGGAAACGCTACACCCGGAACGATCAGGTTCGGGCTATCGTCGAGGGGCCGCAGTGGCAATACCTTGAGGGACTGGCGCAATAGATGGAAGCTCTCTTGATTATTTACAGACTCGCTGTGGTCTGTTTTCTTATCATGCTAATCGCCGCTTTCATGGCGGTATGATCTCGAACGAAAGGAACCGAGACAATGACGTTTAATAACGTACCGACCGAACTGGTCACCGAACTGTGCAAGAACTTAGATCGCATCGAAGAGGCAATCCGTGCCGACGAGCGGGCGAAAATACGGGGCAAGATGGAAGAGGCTTTTCCGCCGCGTCCAGTAGCGAAGCCGAAGCCGGAGACGCTCTACCCGATCACTGACATGCACGGCCATCCGCTGCACGAAACCGGCCCGCAGCCGAAGACCTACGACCCGGCAGCGGCTTTCGATTATGCGGGGCAGGGCTTGAACGAGACGCACCGGCGGCTGATCGTCCGCTTGTCAGAGGGTACGTTTTACGCCGTGCCGACACTGGCGGGGCATCTCGGCATCAAGAAGGATTCCGTCTATCATTATCTGTGCGGCATCCAGAAGGCGGGATATCAGCTTGAAATCCGGAATACCGGAAACTTGAAAGGCGGATATCGGAATATCTATCGGCTTGCCAAGACGGGCTGAAAAACGTACTAAAGAGGGGCGGGTGCTTTTGCCCGCCTCTTTTGCAAAAGGAAACGAAACGATGCAAAGCTCACTTAAGACTGAATTGACCACACCCGAAGCCCGTGATGTTTTCGCCATCACCGAGAAAGAAATCGCCGTGTTGCGGTGTCATCTCGACGCGATCAACAACCAGATCAGGGGGCTTGAGGCGTTCATGGATTCGATG